TCATTTACAGTAAGCCTAGATTAAAGATCCGCCTATTCCACCGATAATCTTCGCGTCAGCGCTCTTCTTGACGAATTCTTGGTCGCCACAGATACCACCTGGAGTCAAAGACTTGGTGTAGTACGCAGATTCTGGGGATCCTGGGACACATTCAATCTTGTGTTCCAAGTCGAAAATGGAACCGGTCTCGGCGCCCTCGGTTTCAAGGTTAATAGGTCTGGGCTGGTAATAACTTCTGGATCGTGGAGACAGCGCCATCATCACAGACAACAAGCAGAACACGATTACAATCGCAGCGAGTGTGTTTCGGTTGGTGGCATTAAGGTTAAGCTTCATTTACTATGTACTAGATATTTTTTATGTAAAGTGCGTTAAAGAAATTGAATTAGTTTCAAAGTACAGAGTAATGGACGGAGAGATAGTACTTGACAGAAGTCAGGGAAATGTCATGAAACTCGATGATAACGAACAGGCTATCATGGACGAGATTGAAATCGAGGTTCCCCGCCCACGTTCTGCGAGGAGTATTCCAAAACCAACGGTTTACAAACCACCGAGTAGATCACCAATGGAGTCCGCTGTCCAGGAAGACATCGATGCGTTTGCTAACCCAACAAAACAGTCGGCGCCGCCACCATACCAAGAAGACCCCGTCGACTATGGTGAATATGAACAAGAAGAGGAACCACAAGAGTACATGCAAGGAGACTACACGATCCAACAAGAAGAGCGACCTTCTCCTGGATACAAGTCTATAGACGAAGAAAAGGCAGATTTGGTAAACAAATTGGGGCGTCTCGAGAAGCGCGGCTTCACAGTAAACAAGCGACTCAATGTGTATTCAAATGTAGATGATTTGCGTACAGAGGTTAAGAGAATTACATATAGTATAGACGTCGAAAAGTCTATCAAATTTAGTAGGCGTATGTTGATTGCATGCTGTACGGGGCTTGAATTTTTGAACAAAAAGTACAACCCATTTGAGATTCAACTCGATGGTTGGTCCGAGAATGTCATGGAAAATGTGGATGATTACGATGAAGTTTTCGAGGAGCTCTATGTGAAATATAGAACCAAGATGACGGTGGCTCCAGAAATCAAGCTCATCATGATGCTTGGTGGTTCTGCGATGATGTTCCACTTGACAAACAGTATGTTCAAGTCGGTCATGCCTAATATGAATGATATTCTCAAGCAAAACCCAGGACTCGTACAAAACATGGTTGATGCCGTGAAGAATACGACTCCACGTGGTGCAGTCGAACCACCATCTTCTTCCGGTGGTGACGGTGAACGTTATGAAATGAAGGGACCGGGTGTAGACATCTCTAGTTTGATGGGCAACATCATGATGCCCCCAGTTCCACCTATGTCTACTACACCCCCGGAACCAATTCCAAGCATTGACCCAGACGACGATGAAGACGCCATTTCTGACATAGTCGATGCTCCAGAGGGTGACGAAGATGAGAGTGATGTCAAAGAAGTCAAGGTGTCTACAACCACTAAGGGTAAACGCGGGCGTAAGAAGAAGTCCGTCGAAATAAATTTGTAAGTGTACAGTATAAATGATAGGGTACTGTCCCATCGAGGAAGAGCCGCCAGTGCGCGTTCCTCAGATGCGTGCTCCATCTCAGAGAGCCCCACCCAGGGGTTCTCGAATGGAAGACACGGAAACGAACTATGTGGTCTTGTTCTTTATCGCGGGTGTTCTTGCACTCGCCGCTATGGATTCTATTAAAAAGTAAACATCCTTTTACCATTCACACAGCACGCGAATGGTAAAAAGAGAAATTTAAGCGTTTTCGAGATCCTCGACCATTTCCCTGAGTTCATTGATGGATGAGACGGTGTATACCGTAATAATCTAATTTGGTGCTTTCTTCACTCTAATCACCTTTTTAGTTTCCGTTGCGACCTTTTATTTGAATCACACGGCATTCTGTAATTAGGCTACACTTTTATCAAACACTGCCCTCGCGCGAAGTCATCTGGTTCTTCTTCTTTCATCTTGGGCATCTTGAAGCCACCCTGTTTATACACGCGCAGACGTTTGTTATACATGGCGTGACACACCGACCACTGATCGAAGATGTCGTAAATGTTTGGGTTGTTCTTCTTTCCTTTTGTCTCACGCATGATTCTGCCTATGGACTGAACGATATCTGATTTAGGTGTCGCGAGAATCACCGTATCGAGCGTCGGTATATCGAGTCCCTCGTGTGCCTGACTAAACGTCGCGAAAATGATCTGTTTCTTACTAGATTCCGTGAGTTCCGATTCTTTCATGCCACCCATGTAGAGTCCGGACGTTTTTGGAAAACACTGTTGAAGCATCATGCAGTGTTGACGGCGGTCACTCAACACGAGTAATTGTCTCGTACCTCTCGTGATACGTTTAATCAGGTCGACTAACATCTTGTTTCTGTCGCGGTTCTCCGTGAGTTCCGTGATCATCGTGGAGAGTGAGAGCTTCCCGAATCGTGTACATGGCGGAGGGTCTCTAAAACGGGGACACTCAAACTCGATGGGAAACACCTCCACGTCTTGTTGATTTTCCCGTTCTACCGCAAAAAATGTGGGGCCCATGAACCAGTGAAGCACCTTCGTGAGTCCATCTTTCCTATTTGGCGTCGCCGACAAACCGAATATGTGATTGGGACATATCTTAAACAGAGATTGACTAAACACCTTTGCGCATATGTGGTGTGCTTCGTCTACTATGACTGTACCCACACTATCGAAATCCCCAAACGAGTATTCCTTAAGGGACAGGGACTGTAGCATGGCTATCACGAAATCACAGTCGACCTCTTTCTTGTTTTGTTGTACACGACCGATGGTCGCACCTGGACAAAACTGTTTGATACGTTCTTCCCACTGATTCGCGAGGAATTCCTTGTGTACGATGATCATGGTTCGGTACCCGAGTTTACACGCGATGGCTAATGAAACGGTGGTCTTCCCGAACCCGCACGGTAGGCTGAGGACCCCATGACCTGCGTCAATAGCCGCAGCAAGTGCGGCGTTCTGATGGGTGGCGTCCCGGAGAGTTCCATGGAATCGGGTAGTAATTCGTGTAGGCACAGGTCGCTTATCCTCCGTTGGCTCTCCCAGTTTACTAGTTCCATAGTATCTTGGAACGCAGATTCCGTTCTTAGTTGGTCTAAATACCTTGAAAGGGGGAGGAGGAAAGCCAAAATCATCATTGACGATGGCCCTTACCGTGAGCTCCTTTTTTATTTCTGGAGGTGGATTGTTTACGATGTATCCACTCCGCGTGAGCATTCTAATGTATTAAAGAGTAAAAACTTTAATAGACTAGAAACATGCCTGTTCTTAACGTGGAAGCAAACATCGAGAAGTTGACGAATGAACTCGAGAAGTTGCATCAAGAGATTTATAGGCTTCAGGGAAGTCTTCGTGTATTCTTGGGTTTCAAGGAAGCGGGTCTAGAGGAGATTGACGTACCGGAGAAGACGGAGGAGCGGTCGGTTGACGTAAATCAGGTGTCTGGATCTCCTTAATCACCCAAGCATAGCCACTGTGGTTTGCGACATTCCAAGCGCCACTAAAATTTGCTAATATTTTGACTTTGTCACCCTTAGCTAGAGATTGTACGGGTGTGTCACCCTCAACGGTACACATCACACGTCTGTATCTGAAAGGTACTTTTATCGTCAAAACGTTACCTTCAAGTGGGTTGTCCACATTTTGTTTATTCATGATAAATCTAGATTTGGATTCGTGTAAACCATGTATGTAATCACGAGTTCTGTTATCTACCTCCACACGCATGTATTTCTTTGAGTTGAATTCATACATGGGAGTGTATACCGTACCCTCTATTGGGATCATCCTTTTCTGGTATATATGGTTATTAGAATTAAAGCTATAAGTACGAATAACACAAGTGTTATTTTTATGGGTTGATGCGGTTTTCTAGTTCCAAATTCTTGGCTACAAAAAGATCGACCAACTTCTACGGCGGCTTCTATGCTTGAATATGGGGTGTTTCTATGGGACATCATACCACACAGAGCCACCTTGTTACTTTTACCAAAGAACGGCACTTGTCCGTGAAGACTCAAAACACCCGAAGACTGTTCAAAATGCCATGCACCATCCTTCCACTCCGCACCCCACCCAATTCTTGAAGATGTAGGTGGTGGCAAATTGAGTTCACATATGACTTCATCTTTTAATACTTGTGGCTCCATTTTCAATATTTCGTCTGTGAGGTCACATATTACGCACGACACGGTTTTACCGTCTGAAAGAACTACAGGCTGGAGTCTCAATTTTGTGTTCATACCTATGTGTAAATCTGACTCGAGTGTTACGGGTTCTTCGTAGTCGAGTAAGACGTTTATGGATCCGTATGTACTTGGCCCTATTTTACGTTTCGCATCTTCACCCCAATTATCTGATATGAGTTCGAGTGCTTTACTGTTGTCTACACACAAGACGAGTAACCCATCGTTTATAGTGACCCCGTCCATGAATTTAGCCTCGTATCCGTCTTCGAGGTATTCAACAGACTCGAGGTGTGTGTTAAACATGAATGTCGCACCTTTATCCAAGAGCGCCCGCTGCATCGCGTCGTTCATTACTTTTCCGGATACACGCTGTGTACACTGTTTAGACATACCCACGTGATCAAAGCTATTCACAAATTCGTATGCAGACATGGTTTCCCAACCTACACCATCCATCACGTATGTGAGTGTGCGTATCAAATTTTCCCCAGATTCGGAGAGCCGCCCGAGTGCATCTTTAAGAGATATAGACCTGTATTTGTTTTGTCTCGCTAAAACACGTGCTGCGAGTGACACGAGCGATGCGTAATCCTGGATGTGAAGATTCTTGAATAACACGCGATAAACGTCGGTGTCCACTGGCTGAAATACGTCATCCCACTCTATGTCCATCTCATTGAACAGACTACGCGTGTTTACGAATGCGTTATCAAATACGATTCTGTGTGCGTGCAAATCACGAGTCTCTGTTTCTGGTTCCCACCAAGAACCACCCGCCGATGGTTTGCGGTCGTACACGATGACCTCGTGATCCGTGGACCTGAGAAGTTCCCATGCGACAGACATGCCTGTGGGTCCGGCACCCACGATGTGGACTCGCATTTATAATAGGGTACCAAAAAAATATACGCATATTATAATGCAAGCTGGAAAGGAACTCAAAAAATTACAAAAGGTGAGGGACGCACAAAAAAAGAAAGTAGAAAAAAGTTATAAAAAATATGATAATAAACACGTGAAAGGTAGTAGACGTACACCCGTTTATGAAAAAAAGTATGAAAATAATTACAATAAATTGAAAGAAATAAATAAAAAACTTAGTAATATTGCGACTAAAACGTTATTGAAAGAAAAAGGTTTGTTGGGAAAAAATAAAGCACTATCACTTCTTAATGAAATAGAAAGAAAAGGAAAAAATACACCTAACATACCACAAAATATAAAAAATATCATATCCAATCAACTAAAAAGTAGACCAAAGATAGATGTGACTCGAGAATTGGTGTCAAATTTTAAAAAATATCCATTCCATATTCAAAAGAAGATTGTAGATTTGTTGTATAAGACGAATGTTCCAGTCAAAAATATCATGAATTATGAAACACTCGAATACATAATGAACAGAATCGATTCAAACACGAACCGTATGATGCATAAACCAGTTAAGCATTCAATAAAAATGAAACAATTTATGAATGAATACAAAAAATATTACAATTCTGGTAAAACTTATAAACAATTCGTAAATGTAACTTATAAACTAAATAATGCATTCAGTTAGGCCGGAAGATACAACACGTTCCGCGTGAGTTGGTAAAACACGAGGAGGGACACGGTCAACACGGTTTGAAAGTCTAGGTATTCCATGGACATGATGAGTAGAAACACGTTGAGAATCACGTGCATGGGTATTGGTTTCTCCGGTCCATACTTCGTGTAGAATCCATACGTCGCCCCACCCGATAACAGAAGTGCGTTGACGGCCGTGGCGTACGATGGACGATACAAGAACCACGCGGTATACAGGAGTGAAACGTAAGATATGAATATAGATCTTCTACCAAGTTCCTTCACGCTATCGACGATGGCTAATGGTTTTTTCTCTATAATTTTGGACTCCCAGTGTGGTCCTAGAATCAGGTATGAAATGTATAAAATTATGAAAATGTGCCACATTTTTACTGTACCGAAAGAAAAAAAATTATTTTTATTTTTAAAACTTTTTTCTTTTAAAATAAAGTTTCAAAAAAAATATTTTTTTTTCAAAATGTTTTTTCTAAAAAAATAAAAAATTATTTTTA